TCTGCGTTTACGCATGATTTTGGTTCTCCATTTGTGAACTTTTCGTTGTGAAAAGTTTTAGTGGTTGAGCTCTAGCTCGATCCCTTCTCGGACCCGTTCTGGAGTCCCCATACAGTAGCTTCACTTGATGTCTACTGTATAGGTGACAGGGTACACCCATTTGTACCCTTTGTCGCCTGCTCCCGTTCGTAGGGAGCTTTATCCGCCTTCAGGCGGTTCTGGTGCAGGTTCCGGTGTCGGGTCCTCGACCTCTGCCGGCGTAGGCAGCGGCCTGCTCCCTCTTTTCGCCAGCTCTGGCAATTTCGTTGCCAGGTCGTCGGCGTTTTCCGGATCGTTTACAAAGTTGAAGAATCGTTCCGGATCGTGTCGGAATTGGTTCCGAATACTGCTTGGCAACTGCTCGAACATACTGTTCGCCTTTGCCATTTGGTTTTGAGCTTCTTGGAAGTCAAATCCGGTCAGGTCTCCGTACTGACCTCCCCATTGTTCCAGGTGGCTTAATGTGCCCATCCTGGTATGCTTCTCAATGAGCTTATTGACGTCTGTTTCATCTTTAAAGGACTGTTTCGTTCGCCCATCTGAATAGTCTAGCGGTTCTCTCAGGGCGAGTAATTCTGTCCTGGTTATAGTTTCGCCTAGTTCGTCTTGTAGCTTTTTTAATTCCATGCTCATTTTAATTCTCCGGTATGTTTGGATTCCACCAGGAATCCGTTTTGCGATCTTTCAAAGGCCCCTTCCGTCGGAAGTCCTTTGTCTTTCGTTCTGTTGTCTTTGTTCGGTTTTTGCCCAACCCTTTTCCTACTGCTACTCCGCCGATCAGTGCGGCGAGTGGTGCTGCCATCTGTTTGATCAGGTATAATGTATGTCCTAATTTTCCGCTGTATAGCGATTTTTCGAGCTCTAGTTCCCATCGAGCTCTTTCTGTAGCAGTTTTAATTGATTTGGCTTGTTCAACAATTTGTTTTGCCATCTCTCTTGATTGAGCGCTATTTGCTCTAGCGAGGTCTGTTGATGCTTTCACTTGTGCGATTTGTTCGGTCGTTAGGTCATATTGTTTCCGAAGGTTTTCTAATTGTTGCGTATTTATTGGCAACTGTGACCGTTTTACTTCTGCTGACGCAATTGAGTCGTCTGCTTCTGCGTCCATTTTTTTAATCTGAGTGTTTAAAAGCGCAGCCTGCATTGCGCTATTCACTCCTTTGCCCATCGCGTCTGCGAGTGGCGCCTTTGCGTTTTGCATTGTTGCTACGTTTCCACCGGGTGTTGTTGCTGGTGATCCCAATGCGAGTATTCTGTTCAGACCAGCTGCGTTGAGGTCTTTCGCTGCCCGTTGGTAGGCTGTGTTGCTCATCCTTTCTTGCCATTGTCGATTTTCCCTGGCTATTGCTAGGTTGGCCGCGTTTGCGGATGCCTGGCCGCTGTTTCCTATAAGGCCGCCGGCTACGCTTGCGCCGCCGGCGATTAGTGCTGCTGTGACTGCCATCGTTTATCCCTTTCTTTTATCATTTGGTCGGCAATATCTGCCGACCGCCTGATTTCTTCGTTTATGTCGTCCACTTGGTTTTTTGGATGGAATCGTATTGAGCATATTGCTCCGAAGTAATAATCCCATAATTCCATCAGAAGTGGTCTATCCCGCCTGGAGTTCCGTACAGCGGTAACGGCCTCGCCGCTTTAACGTCGTGCCAGATATCCGCGATAAAATGCGGCTCGCTTGGTACGGCGATGGCTCTGTCGAGTGGAGTTCCCGTGTTGCTCGTTATGAATGTTTCTCCGAGTGTTGGTAGGGTTGCGAAGTCTTCGCTCAAGTTCCAGCTTGCCAGGGTTCCGGTCGCGTCCGGCCTCATGAGTCCGGTCAGTTTGCTGTTTTGAAACCGATACTCGTTGTATCTTCCTGTGTATCCAAAAACGGCGTCGTCTGTTGCTGGTGTGTCGCTGAACCAGATTTCCTTGTTGAGGATTCCTTGTTCCCCGATTTGACTTAAGACGGGATAATAGAAGTCATATCTGGTCGATTTGCTCCAATAACGGTCTATTCCCTGGGAATAAGTGATATCACCTCTTGCGTTGATCAGGCTCACTATTACGCCATGTTCTACGAAGCTTTTTGTAAAGCCTGCTTGTCCCATTGCCTGTCCGAAGCCTGCCAGTCCGCCTTGTTTGTCTTTCGCTGTTGGTGTTGTCGGGTTTGGTGTTGTCTGCGGGACCGGTGTTATTCCTACCGGTATGCTCCCCCCGCCCAGGTAAACGGGCCTCTGCGCCGTGTAGTCTGGGAATGTAACTCCCCAGTGTGCTTTCAGCGTTTCTACGTATCGCGTTCCGCTTCTGGCGTCTCTTTCCAGCAGTCGTTGTGTTTGGAATGCGAGTCGCAGCTCGTTGATTGTTGCCGCTGTCGCTGTGCTTAGGTCTGCGAAGAGGTCGCCTCCGTCGAATCCGGTTGTTACCGATGAGGCCCAGTCGATCGGGGCTCCGGTTTGTTGCATTGTGAAATTTTTCGTTGTTGGGTTGTCTTTGTCGACAATCCGTACGGGGTCGCCCGGTGTAAAATAGGTAGGGTCTGCTACGACAGGGGCTACGGTTCCCAGTGGTATTGATACCCCGGAAGTTTGTTTCTGCGGCCAGGGTAATGCGCTCGTGAAATAGTCGTGTTTTTTCGCGCGTTTAAAGCAAGGTTCGCTGTATAAGGCTTCGCCGGCTGAGTCTGGTCCGTCGTTTGTGATTTCTGTAATGCTGTCGATTAAGTTTTCGTCGCGGAACCAGTCGTTATAAATTTTTATCATTGCCCTGAAAGGCATCGCTGAAGTTGCTAGGCTGTCTCCGCTGAAGCCGATTGGCAGACCCATATAGTCGCCAATGTCGCCGGTTGCGATGGTTGGCGTTCCTTCAATTACGGGTATTGTGTAGTCGATTGAGTCGCCTGGATCTGTTTGCGCTCCCATGAATTTTTCAAAGTTTGTCCATAGAATTCGATACGGTACGAAGAACGCGAAATAATCGATATAGATGTTGTCCATGAGCGGTCGGAGAGGAGTCGCTAGTCGCGCCAGGATTGTCGTTTTGCAGTTCCATGAGTCGCCTGGGATTACGTCCCATACCCCGACCGGGATTAGGTAATCCGCGTCGAAAGTTGTTTTTAGTCCGTGTGAAAGGTCAAAGCTTGACCTTGGTATATCCGCCCTGGGCACTTGCCCAAAGCGGTGCGGTGATGGTTGTCTGGGTGCTTGCCTAGCCATTGTTTATTTTCCTTTCGAGTTCTGTGATGTTGTCCTGGTTTACGTTTCGTGAGTTTGACACGGCCTCGAGGCCTGTCGTGAGTTTTTCCAGTTCTTCGCCTTCTAGTTTTCCGCTGGTGTCGTTGAATCTTCCTACGCGGTATAGCGTGTAGTCCTCTGGGTGTTTGCCCACTTCGTGATTAGCGTCTGTTGCTATGTCGTTAAAGCCTCGGATTGCTTGTCCGTCTGCTTGAGAGAAAAAAGGGCGCATGTATACGCCAGAAGCTACGTCGTAGATTGTGTATGCGTTGAGGTTCAATTGTATTCTCCCTTTATGAGTTCGGTTTTTTTTAAATCGGGTCTAGGCCAGCCCATATTTTTGCAAAACTGATCCCAATGCAGCAATTCTTGCAAAGTCGTAACGATTTTCGTTCCGGTTTTTTCCTGGTTCATTCTAGGTTTCTCCGTAGCTGGTTTAGTTGTGCTTTTTTGACTTTTTCTTTGGTTAGTAGTCTTTCTTCTGTGTATTCGTGTTGTCTTTCTCTGAAATGTTTTCTGCGTCTGTTTTTGACTTTTTCGTAGGTGTCTGGATCTTCTTTCCGTAGTAGGTGTTCATAGTATTTAGGTACGCCTGGATATACGCCCTTTCCTGGTATTGGTGTTTCGTCCGATGGGAATACATCGGTTTTGTACTTTTGATACCATTCATATCCTATCCCCGGTTTTAGGCTCATTGTTACGTATTCCGGTTCCAATTGGATAATTTCTCCTGTGTCTGGTACCAGGCGTTCGTAGTGTTCTTTTGCTTTGTCTCCCGTGATTTTCTTCATGATGTAGCGTGCTGTATAAGCCGCTGTTTGGTAATTTAGTTCTCCGCACGTTGCGAATCCTTTCCCCCATGTTTCCGTTAGTTCGTCGGAAATATAAGTGGTGATGTCGTTCTGTACAGAATGTTCAACACGGTCAGGGTAATCCAGGCCGAACATACAAGCGTGATAATGAGGACGGCCAAGCGTCCCATACTCCCCGCAGTGAAAAAAACGTATTTTTTTTCCTTCATGTCGGCTCCGTGTTCTTTTCATAAATTTCTGGAAGTGTTCTTTTACCAGCGTCCCGCCGTAGGGCACGTGCTCGTTGTCGTAAGTAAGCGTTATGAACGCGTTTTGCTGGTGCATTTGTGCTTCGTGTACGCATCTCGCTGCCCAGGTCTTACTTCGGTCTACGCGACATCCCAGGCATTGGCCGCAGGCCACCTCCATCTCGTTACCGATTGAATCGGTTTTGTTGAATACCAGGGCACCATCAGGCCCCTGGTATCCGGTTAGCGGGTAATAGCAGGTCATGTGTCATAGCCTGATTCCGCCCCGTACCGTCATAGCTCGGTTTTTCGGGTGTGATTTCATTACGCCCTTCGCGAACATGTT